GATATCAACCCTTAAGGACACTCTCGAAAATTCACTTTTAAGACCATGGGGACAAGGTCTATGGGAAGGTATAAAGCCGGGACTTGAAAGGATCACAACCTGGATAGATGAGAACCAGGATATCATCGCAGAATGGGGAGAAGCCTGGAAGAAAGCAGGAGCAAATATCTCCAAATGGGTAATGACCAGAGTAGATGGATTGAGAAACAGCATACAGCGTATGGTTAACTCCCAGGAGTGGAAAGACGCCAAAAACTTTGGAGAAAAGCTGAAGATAGCATGGGATCAGATAATAGCGCAGCCATTCAACGAATGGTGGAATTCAACCGGCAAAGCCTGGCTTGCAGATAAAGCCAGTAAGATAGGCGAAGGAATAGGAACTGCACTCTCCGCAGGATTACTGACCATACTCGGAATAGACGCAAAAGGCGCTGTAGAGGAAGGGACCAGCATAGGTGCTTCATTTGCTGAAGGCTTCACGCGAGGATTTGATGGCAAGAAGGTAGGCGAGGCACTCCTAAATGCCATAAAGGGAGTATTCAAGGACGCAGCAACACTGCTCCCAGGAGGAGAGGAAGCAAGCTCAACGTCCTGGCTGTCGGCTGGAGCAATAGTTCTCGCAATGCAAAAGCTCGGAATTTTTAAGCTGATCGGCAAAGGCGGCAAGGGATTAATTAGCCTCCTTGGCAAAGGCAGCAAGAGCGGAACACCGGATACAACTGGAATACCATCGGCTTATGGAACAGACACCGTTTATATGACAGCTTCAATAGTTTATATTTACGGGAAGACAATCCAGGGCCCAGGAGGATCCCCAACAGGCGGCTCGCCATTAGGAGGATATCCTTCACTGCCAACAGCAGGAAAAACCCCGTCATTGCCGCCGGCCGGAGGTTCGCCTTTAGCACTTCCGGGAGCTGCAGGAGCAGCGGGTAAAGCATTAAATACAGTGCAGCTGGCCAACGGAACTTATGTAGTCACAGGCGGAGCATTAGCAACCGGACTGGCCAAGACTGGCGTAGCACTTGGCAGCGGAGCAACAACTGCAGGCGGAGCCATAGCAGCCGGAGCTTCAAGCGTACTGGGAGGCGCTCTCGGTATTGCTGGACTTGGAGCCGGAGCAATAGACATCTACCAGGGCACTAAGAAAACCGGAAAAGAGGCCAAGGACGAATACTTCCAAGGCGGAACCAAGATAGGTATGGTAGGAGCAGGCGCCGGCATAGGAGCTGCGGTAGGTTCCGTGGTACCGGTAATAGGAACCGGCGTAGGAGCTCTTGTAGGAGCGGGAATCGGTGGAGCCGCTTCACTCTTCGCCGGAGATAAAGCTGGCAAAGCCCTATCAGATGCAACAGACAAAGACGGTGCATTAACAAAGTTCTGGGAGAATACAAAGACCTGGGCAAGCAACACATGGGACTCCATCAAGACTGGAGCTTCAAACGCCGGATCATGGGTAGCCGAAAAGTGGAACGCGGCCGGAGATTGGATCAGCAACAAATGGAGCAGCTTCAGCGACTGGTTCGATACTTCGGTATGGACCCCAGTAAAGGATGTCGGGATATCGGCCATTAACATAGCAGCCGGCGCATGGAGTGAAGTAAGAGACTGGGTAGGTGAGAAATGGAGCGATTTCTCCGCATGGTTCGATGAGAGCGTATGGACCCCGGTAAAAGATGCGGCACAAGCTGCAGGTGAATGGGTAAGCCAAAGATGGGACGAGGCCAGGACGTGGATCGGGGACAGATGGTCCGATTTTTCATCCTGGTTTGACGAATCCATATGGACCCCCGTAAGCAATGCAGCACAGGCAGCCGGCCAATGGGTAAGTGACCGCTGGAACGAGGCAAGAACATGGATAGGCGAGCGCTGGTCCGACTTTTCAACATGGTTTGAAGAGAGCATATGGACCCCGGTCAAAACAGGAGCCCAGGCGGCAGGTCAGTGGGTAAGCGAAAGATGGAGCGAGGCCAAAACCTGGGTAAGCGAGACATGGGGAACCGTAAGCACCTGGTTTGATGAAACGGTATGGCAGCCGGTAAAAAGCGCAGCACAGACAGCCGGAGCATGGCTGGGAGAGCAGTTCACAGCGGCAAAGAACGCCATAAGCGAAGCATGGTCCGGAGTTTCCGAATGGTTCTCAAATAACGTATGGGAGCCCATCAAGAACGGAGCAACCAAGGCATGGGAATGGGTAGGTGAGAAGCTCGGTGGTATCGGTGAATGGATCGGCGACAAGTGGCAGAGCTTCAAAGACTGGCTCGGAGGCCTGGGCCAAAAAGGTTCAAAGGAAACCGGCCTGACAACCAGCCAGGGCAAAGGCAGTATCCTCGAACATGCATATGGCGGAATTATGACAAAACCGCACATGGGCATCGTGGCCGAGGACGGAGCCGAAAGCCTTATCCCGTTAAGCCCAAGCAAGAGACAAAGAGGCCTTGATTTATGGCAGCGAACCGGTGAACTTCTCGGAGTCAGGGCCTACGAAGACGGCGGAATAGTAGGCGAGGAACCGGACGAAATCCCGGTAGCCTCTGCAACCGGAAAAGCCGGCCAGAACATAACAATCAAGGTGGAGGTCAAAGCAGAGCCTAAATTTACGATCGAAGGCAGCGGAGATACCACCGACGAAAACAAAGTGGTAGCCATATTGAAAGCCCATATCCGCGAAATGGCCGATGACATAGGAGACGAGCTGGCAGAGAGACTGGCTCGCATTTTTGCAAATATGCCGCTGGAAGGAGCTGAAGCGTAATGGATATATACCTCACCGAAATAGCAACAGGAGCAAGGCTGGCGCTTTCCATGCTCCCCGAAAAGGCAAGACAAAAAGGCGATACCGCATTTCAGGTTTATGACATTATCAACGTCGGGGAGGTTAGGATCCCACGAGGGACCAACCTTTTAACTTTCTCGTGGAGCGGTACCCTCCCCGGCAAAAGCCGAAGGAACGCCAGCTATATAAAATCACAATACTGGCAAAGCCCAGAAAAGATCATAAACATCTGGGAAAGATGGCGTAAAGAAGGCACAAAAATACGACTGATGGTCACAGAAACCCCAATAAACCACGACGTATACCTGGACGGATATACTGCAGAACCCACCGGAGGAAACGGCGACTATGAGTATTCAATCAGTTTCATTGAGGCCAAGCCTATCGAGGTTTACACGGTAAATGAGCTGAACATCAAGCCAAAAACACAGACCAACAAGACAAGTGCATCAACCAGGCCTCCGGCAGCGAAAGCAGCGGCCAAGACTTATACCGTTAAGAGTGGAGACACCCTCTGGAAGATTGCACAGGCAACACTCGGCAAGGGCGGAAGGTATATGGAGATTTACAACCTGAACACAGACAAGCTGTCAAACCCAAATAAAATATACCCCGGACAAGTCCTAATGCTTCCGAGTTAGGAGGTGAGGAGCCACGATAGATATAAGCAAAATCAAATACAGGGTGATACTGGTCACATCTTCAGGAAAGCAGATCGACGTCACCCAGGCTGTCGAAAGTATCGGATGGGAGGAAGGCGAAGCAGAGCTGGCCATGAGAACCGCTGTATCACTACACAACATCACATACGAAGGCAAACGACTCTCCAGCATTGCACAACCAGGATGTATAGTGGCCATTATTGCAGACTGGGGAACCGGCAGCGACGAGGTCGCCAGAGGAACCATCGTGGAATGGGAACCCGGAGAAATCGGAAACACGGCCACAATATTTGACATTATGGCTTATGATGAGCTCTTCAACCTTCAGCAAAGCCAGGACAACCGGTATTATGCAGCCGGCACAGGCACCAAATCGGCCATCATGGGGATATTCAATGACTGGGGAGTGCCCGTCGAGAAGTACGAGGGCCCGGATGTAGCACATGCAAAGATGCCTTTCAAAAACGAGTATTTGAGCAATATTCTCTTTCGGCTTCTGGACGATGCAGCGAAGAAAGGTGGAGCTAAATGCATTATCCGGGCCACAAAAGGCAAGGTAAGTGTGCTACCAAAGGGAAGCAACAAGACCATATACCACTTTGACGAGGATACAAACGCGACACTGGTCAGGGATAAGATCAGCACCGCGGACATTGTCACCAGGGTAAAGGTGGTAGGCAAGGAAGACAGCGAAGGAAGGCAGCTGGTGGAGGCCGTACTCGATGGCCAAACCCAGTACGGCATACGGCAGAGGATCTACATCAGGTCCGAAGACGACACGCTGGCTACAGCCAAATCAGCGGCCCAGGAAATGCTGGATGAGCAAGGCAAGCCGGCCAGGACGACAGTCCTCGAAGCTCCGGACGTGCCAATGATCCGTAAAGGAGACAAGATCCACGTCAAGGCCGGAACCCTCAACGGATACTACATCATCAAGGCCATAAGGCACGATGCCGGCAGCAGGACCATGACCATGGAGCTGGAGGATGAAGAGGACAAAACAACCAAAGCTACTACCACGCAGGCCACAACCACTGCAGCTGCAGCTTCAAGTTCAAGCTCCGGAGAGTTCAACAAGGGAGATACCGTAATTTTGAACGGACCTGTATACCGCGACAGTTACGGCAACGGCAAAGGAAAGACCTTCACCAACCGGAAATGCACCATCACCATTAAAGTGGATACTTCAAGGCCATGCCCGTATCACGTGGACGCCATCGGCTGGGTAAAACCAAATACAATAACTAAAGCATAGGAGGTGGGAGGATGAAGCCATCATCGGGCAATCCAGGCATAAACAAGCTGGCAAGAGTAATGCAGCAACGGATGAAGAAAGTAAAGACATCCCCCCTCTTGCTTGACTTTGGAGTAATTCAAGGCGATTACAGCTTGCTGACTAACACATTCCCGATACCAATACCTAAAACGGATTACCTGGTATGCAGGAATGTAACCCATGACCCAGGCAAACCATTAACCCTAACAAAAACCGGCCAAGGACAGCACCCGCATGGACCCAGCGGAAGCCACGACCAATACCAGGGAGACGGAACTCACAGCCACCCCAACACAGAGGGAGCTCATGTTCACGACGTAGTGGTTCCGGAAAGCATGCGCTGGCTGAAGCCGGGAGACAGGGTCCTGGTGGCCTGGGTACAAAACGACGCCGTAGTCATTGATATCGTGCTACCGGCAACAAAGATAGGAGGATGATCATATGGCA